ACCAATACTTCCTTCAAAATCTAAAAGGTTTTCTGTTGTTGCTAGTACATCATCTAAACTAACTCCAAGTTGTCTAGCACCCAATTCAGCTTTAAAAATTTCATCAACGCTATCTCCCATATATTTTGCGATTCGTTCGGATGCGCTTTTAATATCTTCAAATACTTTTTTAGGAGCTATACGTGCAATCTTAGCAACTTGAGTAGCTTGTAACATAAATCCCGTTGCAGTCTCATCACTAACATTAGACATTCCTTGCATTATTGATAAAACTTCTGCAGATGATTCAGCACTTACACCAAAGTTTGCTGACATTACCGTTAAAGCATCTCTAACATTTTTTGTTGGTTGATATAACTCTGAAAATTGTTTTTGATAATTTTCAATTACATCAAATATATCTTTTGCTTCAACTCCCAATCCTGCCATTTCCATACGGCTCTGTCTAACACTATCAGCAAGGCCTTCCATTTGAGAATTTAAAACACCAGTCTCTTTTCTAAACTCACTAGCTGCTGAACTTAAATCCGTAAATTCTTTAACTACTAATACCACTACCGCAAGTATAGCGGCCCACCCTAATCCTATCTCAGCCACACTTTTTGCAAATGATTGAACTCCCTTTACCATATCTCCTAATTTACCAGGAAGTGAATCAAAAACGCCATTTATACTTTCATTTAATTGTTTAATTCGTTCTTCTCTTTTTACAAATTCTTTACGTTCCGCATTAGCTTTTTTATATAATCTTATACCTTCGTTAGTTAATCCATTTGTTTCTGCCTGAAATTTAAAAGCTTCTTTTTGGTCATCAGTTAATGTTGCAAAATATGATTCGGTTGCTGAACTTTTAAGAAGTTCATTTTGCTTTTCTAATTCTTCTCTGGTTAGTTTAAATTGCGCTCTTTGTTCTTCTGTATATACTCCTAACTTACCTCCCGCTTCAATATAAACGCCGGTTTCTTTTCTCTTAAGCATTATAATTTCTTTAGTAATATCGGCAATTGTACTATTTCCAGTAATTTGATCTGTTAATAGTTGTTGTACTGCGGGTGACAGTTTTGCTAAAGAATCCAATTGGTCCTCTTCATATTTAGCTGCGTCTTCGGCTAACTCACGTCTTTTCTTTGCATTATTTTTTCGCTTTTCTTCAGCTTTTACTATTTTTTCAACAACACCTAATTCTTCTTTTAATTTATCAAGACGTTTCTTTTCCTCAACCATTTGAGATTTTAAACGGTTTGCTTCCTTAGATTTAGAAACAGCAGCCTTTTCATTTTGCGCATTAATTCGTTTTTCAGTTTCTTCAATCTGCTCTAAAAGTTTTAACCTTTCTTGTTCTTGTTGTTTTATATTAGCCATTTATATAGAAAATATTAAGGTGCCCAGCCAATATCTTGGAATTTTTTGTATAAAACAGGATCTTCCTTTTTAAATTTCTCTATATAAGGACCAGAATCTCTTTGCAAAGCACTTATTTTGTTATGAATTTTTTTTAATTCAGGATCGTTATCAATTGCTGTTTTAAGTTTATCAGGAATTGGTTTTTTTGAAAATAATCCAAAAAACTCCTTTAGATTCTCTTTTTTTATTTTATATTTTTTTGCCATATGCGGTTATTTATAATATTACAACTATAAATATGATATAAACAAAAAAGTTAGGACTATCTATTAATCCTAACTTTTGATTGCTTATTTTGTTGCTCAGCTGCTTCGTTTTCTTTTTTCTTAGCTTCTACTAACTTATTATAGTAAAACATTCTAAGATGGGTTGGCATTTTGTATAAATCCATTAAATTAAACCCATTTCCGTATTGTACCATCTCAAATATTTGAGTATGGATTTGTACACTATGATTCGGAGCTAGGCCAAAAAAACCCTACGCCCATTGCTATGGGCAGCACCTCCGTTTCACCATCTTCATGGGTATATGTAAATTTCATATCCATGTCAGGCTGAATTTTTTTAATGTATTCTCTAAATGCTCTACTATCTCTAGCTAAAAATCCATTTATAAATTTGTTAATATGTGAAATATCTCTATTACCATCAACTCCTTTAATCATATGTCTAAATCTAGTAGTTAAATCTTGCGATACATCTTTATTTACTTTTTCTAAAGCTTGAATATCTTTTTCTATTGCTTTTTCATCACCATGTGTAAGTAATTTAAATGTAATTACATTACCACTTGGAGTTTTAAATTCAAATTCATTTTTATTTGTAAATAATGAATAATCAACTTTTTTTGTTTGAATTTTAGATAAATCAATATCAACATTAACAGTATCACTTAATGTAGAAGAATAAACGGTTACAGGATAATGAGGTCCATATCCTAATAATCTTGTTGCTAATATAATTGCGTTTTTATCTCCAATAAGAATGTCATCTATATTAACATTATCAACAATAACAGATTCAAATAACTTATCTAGCACAATACCTTTTTTAATAAGGTTTTGTGAAGAAAGGATATCTTCTTCCTTTGCAGTCATATGTTTGATTGTAATTTGACCAGATGCTAATGGATGGTCTATTGGATATACTTTACCTTGCGATGGTAAATCCAATACTTCCGTTGGAAAATCATATTGTTTTTGTGTCATAACTTTACTTTGTTTTAAGTTTGTATATATAAATACATAGTTTTTAAAAAATTGGAAAGCATAAAAAAGGGGATATTTTGGTATCCCCTTTAATTTTATATGTTTTATATTAGAATTCTAATACAGCGTAATCGTATGCTACTTGCAGTTCGATTGATGCTGGGTCATTAGATGTCATATCTAATTCACCAAAGTTTACTTGTAATGGAAATGCTCCATATAAATTCCAAGTTTCAACAACATCACCAACTGGTCCTAACATTTCAATTTTGATAGTCTTTTTATAGAATTCAGAATATCCTTTTCTACCAGTGATAGATTCGTGTCCTAAACGAACCCACTCCATAACTTGCTGTGCACCTGATGGTACAATTGGGTCATAAAGAGTAAATGTGATGTCTTGCCACTCACCTTTACCTTGTAACTTTCTCTTCACGTTAATGTGGTCTAAAGTTACAACTTCAAAATTGATTTGAGGTCTATTACCTGCTTTGATTAAATATGCATCTACACCGTCAATACTCAACTTATAGCGAGATTTCATTTTCGGTTCCCAGGTCTTGTAGAACATATCGTTGTATTCTAATACTGTTGCCATTTTCTTTTCCTTTTATTTGTATTAATAAATATTAATTTTGTTTATTTTCATATTATGCTGAGAAAGATGCTCCTGTTGGTAAGATGTTGAAATCAATTACTATGAATTCAGCTGTCTTAGCCGGTTGTAAGAACACTTGTCCTGCTAATATGTTTCTATCGATTACATCAGGTGTATTGTTTGTTTCATCCATTACTACTTTGAATGCGTACAAACCTTGTCTTTGTTGTATGCTCTCTAAGTAAGGATTAACAGTGTTTAAGAATCTAGTTCTAGTCTCAGTTGTATTTTGTTCAAATACTAAGAAACGAGATGTAGATGCTATAAACTTCTTCATTGTGATAAGTAATCTTCTTACGTTGATTCTATCTAATGCTGATGCTCTATCTTGCAATGTTTTTTGTCCAAATGCTACAATACCTTGTCCAGGGAATGCTGCGATTGGGTTTACTTTGTTCTCATATAGAGTGTCTCTTTCAGCATGTGTTAATCTATTCAATACTGAAACTGCTCCAGTAATACCACCTCTATTCAAACCAGCAGGTGCGAACCACTCTGCTGCCAATCTATCGTTTGCTGCGAATACAGCCGGCATCAATACTGATGGTGGTACAGTTACTAATTTGTTTGTATTAGTATCTATTGTTTTAACCCAAGGATAGTAAGTTGCTGCGTAGTTTGTATCAACTGCGTTAGCTGCTTCAGTTACAGTTGTAATAGTATCATCGTAATTTACGAAATCTGCTATATAAAATGCATCTTGTCTTTCTTCACAAATATCAATTGCTTTAGTAACTACTGCTGGGTGTAAGCTTCTTACAATACCAGGAGTTACCAACATATTAATATCATACTCATCAGGATTTGAGATTGCGTTAAGTGCTTTATCATAAGCTACAGAACCACTCTTTGCAGATGTTGAACAATCAAATCCTTGCGTATTTGCAGGTCCCCAATCAGTATCACCGGGCTTAGCCACAGGTACAGTTGGATTTAAACCATCAAAACCTTCTTGGAATCCTAATACAAATTGTCTCTTAACCATATCCGATGCAGATGAACCAGTTACTTCATATGTTAATCCGATTCCACTTATATTACCATCAAAACCAAAATCAAGGTTTGAACCAGTTTGTGCGTTTACAGGTATTGGTTTTAAAAATTGAGTATTATCCATAGATATACCTTCACTTTCAAAATCCATACCAGCATAATATATAGGAGATGATGAAGTATTACCAGTTGAATTTTTTTGATAAACTACAGATGGTAATCTTAATGCTTGTGCATTGTCCATTGCCTCAATTGGATTTGTATATGCTCCATGTCCAAATGGTGCTGCTGATATTGGGTATGAACCAGGTCCAGCCAAATCAGTAATATTTTGAACTTCTACTCTTACATATTTTGATTGATTAGTGTAATTACCAAATTCAGTAATTTTACCAGAAGAATTAATTGTAAAATATCTATCACCAATTCTTCTAGCTATATAGTTAGCGGAGTTAGGGTCTAAGTTTACATTATTAAATGTTTCTAATACACTCTTTCTTTTATCAGTATCTCCATAAGAACGAATAGTCACACTAAATGTAGAGTAATCAGTAGAAGCATCTTCACCAGCTGCCTTTACATTAGAAATACCAACTTTAAATTTAGTATTATATCCCGTACCATGTCCTTTAGTTACAAACTTAAATAAATTGTATCGTTGTCCAGAAATTAATTGAGATTTAACAACAGGTGTTTTAGCCTCACTTGCATCATATGCAAAGTCTTGAGTTGGTAATTGTTCAACACTCATTATAGTACCATTAGATGGATTACTAAATGATGATGATGCAAAATACTCAAAATATGTATATGCATATGCCTTTTTACTACCAAAAGTAGATTCACCAAATACATCAGAAATATCGTTTGTATTTTTTGGTAATATAGATGATGATATCCAACCAAATGAAGATGATAATAAGAATGAACCAGAGTTAGCTGCTGTATTATTACTAGCAATAACTGCCGATGGGAATCCTACTGTTTCATCACCTGTTTTAGTTGAATGTAATGTTGCAACTAATCTAGCTGCACCAGCTCCGTTGGATGCAAATACACCCAATGGTTCAATTTGTTGATAACCACCAACACCACCAACTCTTACGATGGTAGCTACGCCAGCTTCTCTTAAATAATTTTGTACTGCATATTCAGTATAATAAGTTCCATCAGGTTTTCCAAACATGTCTTCGAACTCTGATTGACTTCTTACGATAGTTGGTACGAATACAGGTCCTTGTTTAAAAGGTCCTATAAATGCTGCTCCAATTTCACCAATTCCTTGCGCTAAGAAGGATAGGTCATTTTCTCTTGTGAATACGCCAGGTGATACGATTCTTTCTGCCATTTTATTTCTACGATTTGTATTTTGAATGTATGTCTGTAAATAGTTACATTAATACTCATATAAATATAAAGAAAATGTTCAAAACACAAATTTGTTTATAAATCTGCATTTTGAACATTATACACAAAATCGTTTATACTATTACGCCGGTTGAGGGTCTACTCCGTATAAATTACTACCAGATGTAGGTGCCCAAGGTAAATCAACATCACTAACAGTTACTCTGTTATATTTCTTAACTTCTATTTCTTTTGTGATTTGCATGTTAATATGGTCCCAATATGAGGTAGAAGATGAGCCACTTACTACATTTTTAACCCAACCTAATACTAAATTTTCGGTTAAATCTCTATAATCTACAAACCCATCACCATTAAGGTCTTGTGGTGTAAATGGAGTTGCTCCAACAAAAGTACCCACATTACCATCATCATCGGTTGCAATTACTTTCCAATTAGTACCCACTACCACATCACTTAAGGTATCAGTATTTTGTTTTCTAAGTCCTACTAAAGACCATTCGTATGTATATGCCATAATTAAATTATTTAATTGTTTTTAATAAATATATAACTTTTTATTTTTCTTCTATCAATTTTCGCAATTCCTTAACTTCCTCTTTTGTTTTGTTTAAGTCATCACTAAGTTCTTTAATAGCTTCTACTAATAGAGGTACTATTTTTTCGTAATCAACAGTCAAATAGTTTTCACCAGTTTTAGAACCTTTAATTTCTTTAGTTTGCGTATCTATATCCATATCAAACGGAGCTAGCGTTACAACCATAGGTAATACAGATTGAACTTGCTGAGCCGATAAACCTACTTGAATTTTTTCTTCAGTATATCCAAATGAACGTGCTAAATCATTTTCAATATAATAGAATCCATTAAGTTGATTCACTTTATCTAATGGATTTTCAATTGGTCCTAAATTGGTTTTCAATCTTTCATCTGAGTAATAAGCGATGATGTTGTTTTGAGAGAAAATCCAGCTATATGAATAAACGTTATCATGTATTGCATAGTTGATACGAGATGTACCATTCGGGTCAGAATAGTATCCCGTATTATCTCTATCGTAAATGAAGTTTGTTCTTATTTCATAAAGATAAGTTCTATTACCGTTATAGTGGTTGATGTAAGTGTCATATCCATCTCTACAATCCATATGTAGGTTACCATTGGTTGTTTCAACGGATGCCCAGCCATCAACTCTACCATTACATCCACTTCTAAAGTATGCTCCCCAAGATGGGTTAGGTCCATGCAATTGGCCACCTCTTACTCTAAAGGCATCATTTGAAGTTGTATTAGGGTCTATATAATATCCAGTATCATCATAATCATAATAGATTGGTGCTCTAGGTGTACCTCTTATCTGAACTGCGTTTCCAGCTTCACCCAAATACATAGTTTGGGAATAGTTGTTTCCATACCAGTGTTGAGCTTCAACCACATATGCGGTAAAGTCCCAACGAGGTTCATTATTAACATTGTTTACTAATTTAATTCTATTTGGCACCATGTAGTTTGTACGTGATGTACCATCCATATCCATATAATAACCGGTGTTATTATAATCATAAATGAATGTGGTTCTTTGTTCATAGGTATATGTTCTATTTCCAGAATAGTGGTTTATATAAGTTTCATATCCGTTTTGGCAATCTAAGTGCAAGTTACCATTTGTAATTACAGCAGAACCATACGAGTTAGGTCTACCATTTGAACCAACATACATATATGCTCCCCAAGATGGGTTAGGTCCATGCAATGCACCACCTCTAATTCTTAATGCTTCATTTGATGTAGTATTAGGGTCTAAATAATATCCTGTATCATTTGAATCGTAGAATATTGGTGCTCTAAAATCATAAATGGCTTCAGTAGTACCACCCATTAAACAATAGTTGGTATTAAGTTGCCAGTATGTAGGCCAATGTCCGTTTACAGTACTCCAGCTTTCACTATCAACACCACCTCTTAATACATAAAGACGGTTACTATTATTATGAAGCATTGCTGATTGCTCATCCGTATCTCTAAAGTATAAAGTTGGAGAGCCTCCTCTAATTACTAATCTATTTCCTTGGAATACCGCTTGATTTAAGTTAGAATTTCCTTCTGGTTCTAAATAGTATCCGGTATTATCACTATCGTACATTATTGGAGTGTATAGGTAACCTTGTCCATTAACTCTATATCTACCACCATCCAAATAGTATGCGTAAGTAGCACCTGCGGTTACAGTTACATACATACCATAATCAAATCCACTCTTATCAACTCTAATTCCCCAGTCATTATTACTTCTATCAGATACAGTTAATACTGCATCAGTACCACCTAAACTGAATGGGTTTGATGTTTTATAAAGTATTATTGAACCATTCTCTACACCACCTGCAATCAATCCATTATTAATGTTTAATCTATTAAGTTGAGAAGTTGAGTTTGCATCAATATAATATCCTGTATTATTTGAATCATAAAAAATAGGTGCTCTTAAAGAATTACCACCCTCTAAGTAGTTATTTGCGTACACATATCCGCTTGGATAAAATTCCATATTAGTATAACGAGTACCAGATGTATTTGAGTTATAAACATACATTGTACCATTAGTACTAAATCTAAAATATGCATTACCAAATGATGTATTAGGTCTACTAAAATAATAAGGACCTGAACCATCATGATATGTGTTATCAACGTTAAATCCAAATCCAGCCCAATCCCAAGTATTACCCGGTTCAGAACACCACATTTGTAATTGAGATAGTCCAGTACTAGCTCCATTATTTGCAGGTAATAATCTAAGTCTAATAGTACTACTACCATGAGCCCCACTCATTCTAAATCCACCTTGTATTTCGGTAAATGATGCCGGGTCTATATAATATCCAGTGTTATTTGCATCATAGAATATTGGTGACCTCATATCACCAGCTGCGTACATAGTACTAGCTGACCACATATATCCAGTGTAGTTAGATAACATCCACTGTGCCCATGCTGATGTTGCTCCAACATAGTTAGATGTTTGTACACCAGCTCCACTTGCATTTCCTGCTGACATACCTACCAATTCAGCTCCCACAGATGTATATTGCCCAAATACATGTTGACCGGATGGTGCATTTTTCCAATACAATCCCCAGTTTGCTGCGTTTTCTTGGAATAACCAAGCATCAACTTCACTAACCGCATGTTTCATTAGAATAGTACCACCTGGCGCAGTTGTTACCATACCACCACCCATATAAAATGATGTACCACTATTTGATGGGTCTACATAATATGCTGTATTTGTAAGTTCTCTAAATATAGGTGCATCTAAAGTACCAGTATTTGAATCAGGTGTTATATACACATTCTGATTCGTCATTCTTATAGT